CTGTTCAAGATGCAATGTACGGTGGGGCTGTAATTGATGGCAACGTAACTGGTCTTGGCACGGGTATGACCCAAGCTGAGATTACAGGTAGCAACGACCGTTATCCAGCATCCTATCAAGCCGCTGGTGAATACGATCTAGCTGGTTTAAGTGATCTCAATATTCAAATTGTTGTTGACGGAACAGATAATGTTCTTATTGATAACGTAGTTCAAATTATTGATCTTGCAGATATTGAAGGAACTGAATCCACAATTGCTGAAGTTGTTACTGAAATTAACAGTCAGTTGGTGGAAAATGGTGGTGATCTACCGGGCGGTTGGGAGGCTTATGCAGATGGCGATAATTTGGCTTTCCGCACCATGCACCATGGTCGTGATGCACGCCTTTTGATCAAACCAGACAGCACTGCTGCTGCACTTTTCGGCCTAGAAAGCGTCACTAAAGTTGGTGATAGCCCAATTGGGACTTCAGGCGATCCAGCCGAAGATACCTATGGTCGTATTAATGGCGATAGCAACTCTACTGGTGCAGTAACATTCACCATTAATGCAGATTCTGCTGGTATTGACGGTAATGCAACTCAGGTTGTAATCGAGAACAATATTCGTGAAGGCAACTTCATTCTACAAATTTACAACAATGGAGTAGAAGTAGAAACTTGGGGTGGTCTAACCAAAGATGAAAACTCAAGATTCTATGTTGAGACCTTCTTGTCACTAGTTTCTGATTGGATTCGTGTTTCAGACAATACTGCTAATTCCGCTCCTCCACTAGACGGAACTTACCGCCTTGAAGGCGGATCTGATGGTATTCCTTCTGATCCAGATATGCAAGATGAGTTAATTATTGGCAATAGAGTTGGCTACTCCGGTATGTACGCTCTATCAGAGCCAGAACAAATTGATCTTGACTTGATCGCTGTTCCGGGTCATAGCAGCACAGCAGTTGTGACCGCTTTGTTGGATTTATGCCAAAATGTTCGTATGGACTGCTTGGCGATTATTGATCCTCCATTTGGTCTTACTGTGAAGGAAATAGTTCATTGGCAAAATGGCTCGCACCCACTTAACACTGTAAGATTTGACAGTGATTTTGGTGCTCTTTACTGGCCTTGGGTCAAGATTAGAGACAACTTCAATAGAGTTGATATTTGGGCTCCTCCATCCGGTTCAGTTATGGCGACTATTGCTCGTTCCGATCAATTGTCAGCCCCATGGTTTGCTCCTGCGGGTGTTAATCGTGGTAATGTGCCTAACATTACAGATGTATTCAGTCGTCCAACGCTTGAAGAAAGAGATCTGATGTATGGCTATAGAAACGCTATTAATCCAATCGTTCAATTTGTTGATTTTGATGGCTTTGTTATCTGGGGTCAAAAAACTCTTCAACGTCGCCCAACAGCTTTGGATCGTGTTAACGTCCGTCGCTTGATGTTCGTGATCGAGAAAAGAATTCGTGCTGCCAGCCGTCAATTGCTATTCGATCCTCACGACGACATTCTACGCCAGAAGTTTGTAAGAATTTCAACAGCAATTCTTTCTGAAATTCAGGTAGGTAGAGGGGTTAATGACTTCCGTGTGAAGTGCGATGAAGAACTTAACACGGCAGATGTGATCGATAGAAATGAAATGCGTGCTCGAATCGGCGTTCAACCTATTCGTGCTGCTGAGTTTATCTTTATCGAGTTTAGCATCCACAGAACTGGAAGCTTCGGAGAGAACGCCGATACGTTCTAAGAAATAAAAAAGACTAAGGTATCCGGGGAATATCCCCGGATACCTTATGGCTATGAAAGATAGAGGTAAGAAATGGGAATGGGAATAGGAAGACTTGGTGCCCCAAACATCATCATAAAAAGAAAGTTTCGCTGGACCTTGCGTATTGAAACGCCTAGGGGAACAATCCCAGAGCATTACGTAAAAGTAGCGGCTAGACCACAACTTGATATTGATGAAACAGAGATAAATTTTCTGAATGCGACAACATGGATTCCCGGTAAAGGCAAATGGCAACCAATAACCGTTTCATACATTGATGTTGCCGCTGATGACGTTGGTCCTTTGTATGATTGGATAGCTTCAGTTTACAACTTCAACACACAAAATCCGTCAACTGACTTGCCTCAAACAGAGAAGATTGGTTGGAATGCAACAGCAATTTTACAAGTTTATGATGGTTGTGGCAAAGCATTAGAACGATGGAAGTTGCAGTCAGTATGGCCACAGTCGGTAAATTTTGGCGATCTGGATATGGCTGACTCATCAGAGCTTACGATAGACCTTACTTTAAGATATTCAGAAGTCAATTACCAAAACCTATGCGGCCCTCAAGTAGTGGGTTCATGCATAGGTTGTTAAAACAAATTTTAGGAGAATAAAATGGCTGACAAAAAACCAATGGGTATTGGAGTTATTGGGCAACCAGATATGGTGTTCAAGCGTAAATTTCGCTGGACATTCGAAATTCTTGGTTTTTGCGACAATCAGAAAAACGTAGTTCCTGAGAGCTTTGTTAATGTTGCTTCACGTCCAAATCTCTCCATCGAAGAAACCGAAATAAATCACTTGAATGCTAAGACTTGGATTCCGGGCAAGGCATCTTGGGAAACTATAACAGTTACATATCTCGATGTAGCACACTCAGAGATGCGTACACTGTGGAACTGGCTTGCAACAGTTTATGACTTCACAGATCCAATCAATCTCCGTCAAGGTGAAAGAAGAGACTGGGATGCTACTGGATTATTAAGCATGTATGATGGTTGCGGTACATTAATTGAAATGTGGCAACTTCAAAGACTGTGGCCAACGTCAATTAATTTTGGCGATTTGGATTACAGTTCTTCAGACATTGCAACAATCGAACTAACCCTTCGTTATTCAGATGTTAAATACAGAAGCTACTGCCCAGACTTCCAACCAGAACCTTGCTGTGGTGGTTGCGGCACTACTGTAAAGTATCCAAATAAGACATACATCTAATAGATAGATAGGAGTTAGAAATGGCTGAAAAGATCCCTATGGGGATTGGACAACTAGGATTCAAAAATCTTCCTTTCAAAAGAAAGTTCAGATTCACTTTGGAATTGTTTGATATTTGTGGTTCTCAGTCCGTCCCCAAGCACTATGTAAAAACAGCAGGAAGACCAAATCTTTCTATTGAAGAAACAGAAATTAACTTTCTGAATGCTAAGACGTGGATTCCCGGAAAAGCGTCTTGGGAATCTCTTACTGTTACTTATATCGACGTTGCTACAGCAGAAGTCGCCCCTTTGTTTAACTGGTTAGCATCGGTTTACAATTTTACCGATCCAATCAACTTGCAAATGGGTGCTGTTCGTGCTGACTATACATGTACTGCGATTTTAAAACTGTGGGACGGTTGCGGAAGCTTGATGGAAACTTGGGAAATGAAAGACGTGTGGCCTACAGCTATCAACTTTGGTGATTTAGATTACGCAAATTCTGAAGAATGCACAATCGAACTTACTCTTAGATACTCGGATGTTAAGTACGTAAACTCGTGTCCCGGATTTACTATTACGCCTTGTTGTACTGGTTGTGATACACCACAAAACAATCCACAAAGCAATCTAGAAAATTAAATAAAACAATTCGTTTAAGATACTAACTATTTTATAGGGTAGCTGGATTTTTCCAGCTACCTTTTTCTTTAGGAGATTTTTATGGCTAAAATGGGTTTGCAATTTGGCTTAGAAGGCAATGGTAGATATTGCAAAAGACAATTTAGATGGCTGTTCGAAATACCTGAAGTAGTTGGCGACACAACTTCGGCACAAAAAGGCATTCCTGCTTTGCCTCCAGAAAAAAGTGCTCGTCCTAATCTTGATTTTAAAGAAATTGAAGTAAAACACCTTACCGAAGATTATTTTTATCCCGCTAAACCAAGTTGGAAACCAGTAAGCTTAACTCTATGGGATCTTAAGTATAATGAACACCCTGTTTACAAGTGGTTGTTGGAAATGTACGACCCAGAAAAGGCCACATGGCAAACTGCCACGAAAGGAAAGTTTATTAAAACTTGCTATTTGACTCTTTATGATGCGATTGGCGAACCCATAGAAAAATGGGTTTGGGAAGATGCGTGGCCTCAAGCAATTAACTTTCAGACTCTTGATATGACAACGACAGGGATTGTCATGTGCGAAATCACGTTAAGATATGCTAGAGCTTACATACAAAAAGTTTAATCTTCGTCGTCGTCGTCTTTATGCTGAAGATCTTCTATGTCGATATCAAATTCAGCAGCAAGAATGGTACGCATTTCTTCAAGAGCATCTTCTAGTTTTTTGCCTTTCCAATTAAGTCTACGGCAAGTGCTGCTCTTATTAAGACGGCCTTTTTTTGTATAGCAATCTTTTTCGTTATCTAACAAACAATCCACGAGTTCGGAATATCCAGCTTCTCTCAGCTTGTCTATTACCTCTTGAGTCTCTATGGCATTTACTGGGTTAATAATTGGTTTACTCATACTTATATTGTTATATCACATAAATAAAATTAGATCAATATCCTTTTTCACAAAATCTCATTTCTTTACCATTTCTGATAATAACACTTTCAAATTTCTCAGATTGAAAATTTTGATATCGTTTTTTAAGTTCATTGTAATTACGAGCACTACGATAAAGCTGCCTGAAATGATTCAATATACACGTTGTCATATAATTGAAAGCCTTGCCTTTTCTTGGGTCAAATCTATTGATCTTTTCAAAGCAAATTAAAACACCCTCTTGTATTGCATCATCAATATCAATGCCACTGAATTTTGCGTAGTTTGCTATATTCTCTGACAAAATGTAAAAAGCATGAGCCAATTGATTTTGAAATTCTTTAAAACTTTCACATGCCTCTTGGTGTAATTTCTGGCTTTCAAGCCATGCTTGTTTTTTGCTTTCATCGCCGTATTTAACAACTCTTCGATCATTTGTTTCTTTTAAATCTTTCATGATCAATTCATATTTCGCTTTTTGCCTTTTGAAGAATTGAAAGGCATGGATTACAGACTCAAAAGTTCTGTTATTAATATATTCGTTGGCCATAGTTCTCCACCGGGGGATTTTAAAAAGTATCTATGTGCTGACGACGGCTTATTTTATAGAGAAATCCATTTCCTTAACTCTGTAATGTAGTATGAATCTGACAAACTTATATGCCACCCTGCAAACAAACCCTCGAAGCAAAGATGTTTATCGTAAGCTTAAAGAAAAGTATGAATTGCTGGGCATGCTAAATGAAGCCAAGGCTTTTCAAGAACTTATAGAAAAGAAATTTAATGCTGACAGTTCAAATAATCACAAAGAACAATCAAAAAACCCTGAAATCAACTCTTGATTCTATTGCTGAACTTCGGCCTAAAGTTCTTGTCGGAGATTATGGAAGCACTGATAGCACTATTGATATTTGCAAAAAGTACAATATAGAAATTTTTGATGTGTCTACCAAAACACGAGATCAAGCTAGAATGTTTCTTAATTCAAAAAGCCAAAATAATTGGAATCTATGGATTGAACCATGGGAAACAATAATTCAAAACAACTTTAACTTTGATAAAGAAAAAATACAGTTTGGTTATGTGCGAGTTATTCATGGCCAATCTCTTCTTTGGGATATCAGATTGTGGAGAGGCCACTGTAAGTTCGTTAATCCTGTTTTTGAACGCATAGAGTCATCTGTTGGCACAAATACAGGCATTGTGTTGTCGTCTACAGGAGGACACAATAACAACGATGCAATGGACTGTTTGCAAAAATGGAAATTAGAAAGCCCACTATCTGCACAACCATACTATTACCAAGCTTGTCTGCTCTTAGCTGAAAAAAGATATGAAGAATTTTTGAGTTGTGCTGAGAATTATTTGTTTTTAGAAAAGCAGCCTACTGTTTCGGCCATCATGACCAGATACTACTATGCCATGACTCAATTAATGCACAAAAGAGCCGTAAAGCCGACTCTGCAAAACCTAAACCTTTGTCTTTGTGCAAAGCCTCTTATGGCCGAGTTTTGGTGCCTCACAGGAGATGTATACTATCATTTACTTAATAAATTTGCTGTGGCTAAAGAGTTTTATGAAAATGCAATTATTCTAGGTGCAAAAAGACTGGCAAATGATAGATGGCCTATGGATATTTCTAAATACAATAAATATCCAAAAATGATGATCAAGAGTTGTGATCAACTTCTCAACAACAATACTAATTACGTGCCAAAGAACTCTCAGTAAATGGCCTAAAGGCGATTGTGAGTTTCTAAAAAATTAAAATCGATAATATGGATTTGATGGTCATCTTGCGGCTTTGTCAATTAATCGCATCAATGGAGAAAAGCATAGAAGAGAAATAGGGAATAGACATATTGTCAATTGGTTGAAAGAACTTATCTAAAAGTGTTCCAAGTGCTCTGCGTGAATTGGAATTCTATCAAAAAGATAGCAAAATAAAGAATACATCTACCAAATTTGGCCTTCTAAATGATTTATCACTACTGTGACTTGATCTTGATATCTTGCAATATCAAGTTGCTTTCTTCCCGGTCCTAACTTTCGCAATTCAGACACAAGCTCGTCTACATGGCAATTGATAACCTGCCATTCATTTTTAGCAAGTTTTTCTATATCTTTTTCAAATTCTTCAGGAACAATTTCGTCTTTTGTTGGAAAGTATGCAGCAACTTGTTTTCCAGCTTTTCTCATCACGTTAATGTAAATTGGGTGATTGCATGCACAGCCGGGATTTTTCAAAAATTTTGTCACGTCTTCCTGTAGTTCTTCTGGAAGAGAAGCTCGAAATCTTTCATCTAAAAGAGCTTGCTTGACATCATGCACTGTGACTTTTTTCTTCATTTTTCTTTCCTTACGAGCTTTCTAAATTGGGCCTCTCAGGAGGCAATCCATCTTGTATTCTTTTTTTGCGGTCATTTTCTTGCCTTTCAGCTTCTGTTTTTGCATCTCTTAGCTTGATGGCTTTTGCAATTGCACCCTGAACCTCTTTGGCAACAACGCCCCTTCCGCATCTAGGGCATTTATATTTTTTTGCTTGAGTTTTTTGTGGCCTTTCTTTTGCTTTTCCTGTTCTTGGATCTAATATAGGAGCCCCCGATGGAATTGCTGAAGTTTTGATTTCAACCAAATCACAATCATCAGGATTTTTTGGAATAATTTGCTTGAACGCACATGACTCACAAAAAATCATGAGTTGTTTATTCTTTGCTTTCTGTTCCATTTTCCTCACTATTCACTACAAAATCTGTCTTGCTTCGTATCATGTAAATATACTCACTGTAAAAACCAGATAAAAGACTACCTGCAAAAGCATAAGGCAAAATTAGTAACCATGGCTGTTGAAAATACATATACAGAATAGCCAAGCATCCATTGAATAATCCTGACCACCAACCTGTGCATTCATAGCAAGCTAGAATTTCACTGATAAATTTTACAGAATTTAACCACTCTCTAATGCTTTTGTTGAACAACTTGATTACATCAAGAATGCGACCATGAACTAGTATGTTGGTCAAACCAATAGTCGCAAATACAAATAATAATAAAGATGCCATTATTCTGATACCTTACTAGATTTCTTTTCTCTTTCTACAAGCTCACGATAAACCATTTCACGTTCTTTGGCTCTTTCTTCTTTTCTTCTTTCTAAATATTCCAAGTCACTGTGCGTTCTCGGAACAAATCTAGGAAAAGCCTTGTCAAAATCAACTTTTTCAATTCTACAAGCCTCTTTAGTGGTTGGTACAACCGCCACTCGATATTCGCTTTCATTTTGAATAGCTTCAAAAAGATCCTTGTTAACTTGTTTAAAAACCTCGATTGTCTGTACAAGATCTTGTCCTAAGTCTGGATGGTAATTAATATAAAACGTAACTATGCCTTTCATTTCTATTCCTTTCTAATGTTTATCTCCAAAATGTAATATGCAAATTTTCTGAATCTCTCCACGTCGAAAAATAATTCATTCCTTGGATTCTGCATAAGTATTCACAAATTTCAGATTCGGAAATAGGAATGATGAAATTTTGCACTACAGTATAGTTGAGTTTTTCAAGTTCAATTTTATCACCAAAATATTCTTCAAGTATTGCCAAGTCTTCATCTGTAATGGTATTGAGGAAGTCTAAAATTGCTTGTTTTCCTAAAGATGACAAGTAAGGAATGCGTTTTGACATTCTCCATTGTTCAAAAATACTAAACATTTCAATTTTTAATCGGCTCTGTAAATTAGTATCATAAAAAATCAAGTCTTCAGCGTTTGAAAAATTTATTTGCAACATACTCTCATAACCTCAGTACAAGCTACAAGCTAATCATAGTTTATAGGAGATAATTATGGCAGATGATGTTTTCCGTCAAAACCGAAAAAAAGTAACAGCAGACGACCTTGGTGAAACAACAGACAATCCACTGGACACTATTAGATCTGTTCAAGAAGCCGTAGCGAAAGAAACAGGCGTAGAAGCTCCCAAGAATTTTGGTGATGCACCGTTTCAAATTTCAGGCAACATTCCAGCAGCATTTAAAGACGCTATAAGTATTAACAAATTTCAGAATAGTCAAGGCGACAACGTGCCGAAGACACCTGTGAATCGTAAACCCATGGGCAATCCAGTAGATGAAGATGATGGATTTAGTGGATTTGATGTGCCTCCCGAAAGACCTCGCCCCCAACAATCAGCCAAACCCACCCCTGATGCGAAGATTCGTGTTCAAGGCAGCGATGCCCTTGAAGGCTTGCTTGCACAGTTAGCAGAACAACATACGTGGGAAGAATTTGAATTCCCATCTAAAGGAAAATTCTATTCTAACATCCCAGCTACAGTTCATGTTAGGGCTATGACCGGTGGAGAAGAGCAAATTTTAGCCACTCCACGATGGGTCAAAAAGGGAAAAGCCATTGATATGATTTTCCGTCGCTGCATCAAAGAGCAAATCAACACAGAAGATCTTCTAAGTTCTGATCGAACCAATCTACTTATTTATTTGCGTGGTATTTCTTATACTCCAGAATATGACGTTGAAATCAAATGTCCTAACTGTTCAATCAAGTTCGCTCACGTAATTGACTTAAACGATATGGATGTTGAAGTATGTCCAGATAATTTTGGACCAGATCAATTGTCAGGCGTTCTTCCAACAAGTAAATTCCGTTATCGTTATAGACTTGCAACCGGACAAGATGAGCAAGAAATTAACAGTTATCGAGAAAAAAGAATTCAACAATGGGGCGATCAAGGGGATGACGATACTTTGCTGTACCGTACAGCATTGCTTCTTGAAGAAATTGAAGGCGTAACTCTGAAGAAAGAGTTAGCCCAACTGTTGGCCAAATTGCCAATTCAAGACGTTTCTTACTTAAGAAATGAAATCAATACTCCACCTTTTGGAGTCGATACAGAGCTTCCTATTCTGTGCCCTTCATGTACAGAAGAATTTAAAATTGATTTGCCGCTTGAAACAAGTTTTTTCTTCCCAAGGAAGAAGGCAAGCGAGAACCAAGCGTAGAGCTTTGGGAAACACTTATGGAGGAGTTGTTCTTCTTCCAATATCATATGCATATGAGCAAGGAAGATTGCATGTCCTTGCCAGTTCATGAACGAAAATGGCTGATTCAGCGATTTATCGAGCAGAAGAAAAAAGAAAATGAAGCAATAGACAGAGCCAAAAAAACTAAGAAATTTTAATCTTAGTCTTTTTGGTCCATGAAATAAAAAAGGAGTTTAAATCGTGGGAGCGACAAAAGAAAGATATCAAAATCCAGCGGTAGGAGACAACATCAATTTAAGATTGATGACTTACAATAGCAACAATCTTAGTGATGTCCATGACATCGAGAAAGTAGAAATATACTTTCTTGATCCTAGCTTGAGATCTGAGGAAAACCCAGACGGAGTTCGTTTAGTTGATTCATTTGATCCTTCATCGGTTACACATGAAGATACTGGGACGTATTTGCTGAATTTGCCAACTGAGGGCGTCAAATACACAATTGGAACATATTACGATCAATGGACAGTAAGAGTAGATTCTGATCAACCTTATCACACCATAAATCAAAGATTTGAAATTTACCCAAATCTGTGGTATAGCACTCCAATTCCAGTGGTTTATGATTTTGACTTTAGATTTCAACCAAACAAAATGAGGCAAGGCTCCAAGCAATTTTTGATGATTGAAATTAAGCCTAATGTGCCTACAGCGGGTGATCTTCGTGCATATTACGAAAATTTAGCGATTGTATCTAATCTTAAGATTTCAATTGAACAAAACTGTGGTGATTGTGTGCCAGCAGAAGTTGATTTGAGAAGGATAGTTGAAGATGCACCAGTTGATTATAGAGAAAAACGTTTAGGCTACTATAAAATTGACACCACAGAAATGGACTGTGGCATTTATGACATTTGGTTCAAGTTAGAGATTGGAGAAAATGTCTACATTTCAGATAGGTATAAGTTTCAAGTGTATGACTAAGGACATTTATGGAAGAATTTAAAAAAACAAACGAATGCAACAAGACGACTTTATTAGCAAGTAAGTTTTTGTTTTGGCCAAAAATTTTTCCTGATCTTTATCTGAATATATTAAGTGTTAAATGGGAAGAATGCAAAAACACATTGACATTGACTATGGCAGAAACTGTTGAATTCAATGTTTTAAAATGGATTAAATTGATTAAAAATAGCGATGAAATCAGCAGAAATCCAATTACTGATCTTGAAGCACACTTAGCGTTTTTGCATTTTTTAAATGGGGAAAATGAAAAAATTGCTACTTTTAAATTTAGAGGCTTCACACTAATTGAGCACTTATGTGAAATGAATTATGATCTAAGTGATGCTCTCGAACACAAAATAGTAATTAAATATTCAAGTTCAGAATTTGTTATGCCTGTAGGTGATGATTGTGATGAGATTGATCAATTAAAAGACAAAGTCTTAAAATAAAAATCAATTCATATTTAAAAAACCACTAAACTTTCTATATTTATTTAGCGAGTAAAAATTCCTTGGAGGCAAACCATAGCCTCTAAATTTATGCCCAAGTGAGGATGAGGGTTAACTCGTAAAAGGAGAATATATGGTTTATTCAAATAAATTTGTTGTGTGTGTTTTAGTTAATGATACGCCTCAAAATGAACTTGCAAACGGAATTGTCAAGATTCCATTTAATTCAGAATACGTTTTACGATTTAGAAATAAAAACAATCGTCGTGCTCTAGTCAAAGTAGCGATTGATGGAGAAAATGTTTCAAATCATGGCTTTATTATTCCAGCCAACTCTTACATTGATGTAAAAAGACCAATTAATAAGGATGCTGCCTTTAAATTTGTCTCTTTGGATTCTCCAGATGCAATAGATCATGGAAAAAATGGCCCTAATGATGATAAAATTAAAGGCACCATAGATGTGAAGTGCTATCTTGAAAAAGAATTATCGCTGCAAAAAATTTATTTTGCAAAATATCCAAGTTGGGCAAGCAACAACACTGTATATAGAAAAAAATCTAATTGTGACTCCAAATCAGTATTTGGGACGGCTAGTTGTTTACGTTGCCTGCCACAAAATGCAAAATTAAATCAACCCCTTGATTTAAAAACTATTGAGACAGATGATTCGCAAGATGGTTGCACAGTTGAAGGTAATGAAACAGGGCAAGAATTTGTTTCTGCCTCGATTGAATGTGAGGAAACTTATACTTCAGTTAAGTTGTTTTTGCAAGGTTGCCAGCCTCAAGAAACTAAACCAACTATCTCTACAAATAGAAAAGTAGATGCCCTTGAAGCAGAGAATCAAAAACTTCGAGAGCAGATCGCTGAGTTAGAAAATAAGAAGCTTAAGTTACGACTCAATGAGTTATCTAAAACTACGACTAAGAAAAGAACAAAAAAAAGTGTATAACACTGTTAAAAAGCTCGGGGAAACCCGAGCTTTTTTATTTCATTTTTAGTGTTGATGCTTCATAAGTCACACTTTCAATTATATGTTTAATTTCAGTTGGAAACTCATCATCAAATATATCGCAGATATTTTCTAAATTTAATTCTCTTTCAATTTTAAATATCATGTCTATTAGATCAAAAGAATCAAAATTTAAATCTTTCACTACATCCATATTTTCATCTATAGACTTCACCTCAATAGCGGCAATGTCCGCTATAATTTTCATTATAGATTCACTTGTATTTATTGACATATTTTTATGAAAACCAAAAATTGCGATCTGTTTGGTTTAATAAATCGCCCAAAAGCATTATGACCCAATCTTTGTAATGAATTCTGTAAGTGAATATAGATTCATCAAGAGGTGCTAAATCACTTAAAAGTATCATAGCTAGCCACGGCTTTCTTGAACGTTTCCAGCATATTAAAGGCTTGCGTCCACAGTAGCTTGCGTCACGCTGTGACTGCTCGATAAACGTGTCTATACGAGATATACCATCATTAAACAAAGCG